AAAACCAGAACAGCCCGACAATGAAGCTATGAGGCAGGGACGTGATTTAGAGCAGTATGTGGCCGAGAGGTTTATGGAGGCTACAGGGAAGAAAGTCCGCAGGAGAAATGCTGTTCTCCAACACCCCGAACATCATTGGATGTTAGCCAATATAGACCGCTGGGTTGTTGGCGAGAACGCAGGGCTTGAGTGCAAAACAACCAGTGTACTTAATCCAACAAAGTTTTCAAGAGGTGAATATCCAGCTAATTATTATGTTCAGTGTATGCATTATATGGCCGTAACTGGTGCCGAAAGATGGTACTTGGCGGTATTGGTCCTTAATAAAGCCTTCCATGTTTTCACCATAGAGCGAGACGAAGCAGAGATAAAAGCACTCATAGAAGCCGAGAAAAACTTTTGGGAAAACCACGTACTAAAGCAGATCCCGCCTGCTCCGGACGGGAGCGAAAGCACTTCTGATCTAATCAAGCAACTTTTCCCGGAGGCCAGAAATCGAGAGGAGGTTGCATTATACGGACATGAGGAAAAGATACAGCAGTATTTAGAGCTTGATGCAAGAGTTAGAGAATTAACTCAGGAAAGAGATGCAATAAAACAAGAACTTCAACTTGCACTGGCTGATGCCGAAATAGGCCGGGCCCAGGGTTACATAGTCGAGTGGAAGAACCAGACCCGGCAGACGCTGGACACGCAACGGCTGAAGAAGGAGCAGGCGGAAATTTACCAGCAATATCTGAAACCTGCGCAGACGGTGCGGGTGTTCAAAATTAAGGAGGTGTAAAATGTAAAATGCTGTATCTGATGAACGCTATCAGCTTGAACATGTTCGATATTGACGACACGATAAGAATTAAAGTAGTCCCACTTTCGTTAGAACAGGTAAAAGTGCTTGTCCGTGAGGACAAGGATATTTTGATTTCCGCCATCGGGCACGAAGACACTGCAAGGATTATAAGCAACTTGCTCGGAGAGGATATAAAGCCAAACAGGATAAGTGTGAAACTTACTCCGCAAGATTACGCGATCATTGCACAGTATACGGGGCCTAGGTTGCCCGAAGGAAGCACTAAGTTGCCCGAAGGGGCGGAAATTAAGTTTTACATGGTTCTGCTACAGTAAGGAGGTGTAACTTATGAGTAATAATCAGGGTTTGATACAGAAAGCTACTTCCAAGGGTGGGAACGGCGAAGGCAAGGCTTTGCGCCCGATAGACAAGCTAAAGAACATCCTGGCCGCCCAGAGCGTCAAAGAACAGTTTGAGGCGGTCCTGAAAGAGAACGCAGGGGCATTTGTGGCCAGCATAATCGACCTTTACAACACCGACAGAACCCTGCAAATGTGTGACCCCAAAAACGTGGTTATGGAAGCCTTGAAGGCCGCAAGCCTGAAGCTCCCCATCAACAAACAACTCGGTTTTGCGTGGATCGTACCATACCGCGACAGCAAGACCGGGCAGTATATTCCCACGTTCCAACTTGGTTACAAGGGATATATCCAGCTCTGTATGAGAACCGGAGCCTACCGGTACATCAACGCTGATGCGGTATACGAAGGTGAACTGGTCAAGCATGACAAGCTGACTGGGGAAATTGAGATTGACCCGGAACAGCGGAAAAGCGACAAGAAAATAGGTTATTTCGCTTTCATCGAAACATTAAACGGTTTTAGGAAAACACTTTATATGTCCACAGAGGAAATTATAAAGCATGCGCAACAGTACAGCAAGAGTTACGGCAACAAAAACAGCGTCTGGGCAACAGACTTTGATGCTATGGCACTGAAAACCTGTCTGCGGCTCCTGTTGTCCAAATACGGTGTCATGTCTGTTGAAATGCAAAGGGCGTATATCGAGGACAGCAGAGATACCGTGACTATTGCTGATCAAGCAATTGAAGACGGAGCCATAGACGCCGAGTTTACTATTCAGGATACTGGTGAGGTTGTCGAAATAGGGGACTCAACAGAAAAGCAAGCAGATGTTCAAACTGTTTAACCAGACCCCGTTGGCCCCGGATCCGGTACCCATGATCATCGGGCCGGGGCCGCTGGGGAGGCTGGAATAGGAGAGGGGGAAAGGAGTGTTCTATATGAAAAAGATTATAAGTAAAGCGGGATACATCGTATATGAGGCAACGGAAAACGATTCAAGAAAGTTGGGCGGGATAGGTGTATGTGATTTCTGCGGAAAACATTCAGCAACTGGATACCTTATTCCCGTAATGAACGCTTATTACTGCCCAGAATGCTATAAAGAGTGGGACAAAAGTTCCAGAATGTACCCGGAGGATTTGCATATTGAGAGAAAGCGTATTGCTTATTACGAATCGGTGTTCGGCATATCTTGAACCTAATAAACCTCATGGCGTGGGGTTTGCGGTTACCCCTGCGCCATGTAAAACCGCTTGATGAAGCAGAAGATTGCCCAGTTGCAGACGGCGTACTTGAGGAGCCGCTGGGACCTACATATAGCATTGAAGAGGCGGTTTTTGCAACGGAAGAAGAGTTGCAGAAACTCTTGGGACTATCAGATAGGTAGGGTGGCATGCATGAATTACATTAAAGAGATAAATGCCTTCATGGATTGGCTTGAAGTAAATCCATTGGACGCAATCACTCAAAGTTTGTGGTTTCACCTGATGGCAATTGCAAACAAGAGTGGTTGGCCAGAGTGGTTTACAATAGCCAATCTAACTTTAATGGCGAAGGTAGGAATCTCTGAAAACACCCTAATTAAACATCGCAACATTCTAATACAAAAGAAGCGAATTGAGTATAAAAACCAAGGCAAACATAAGGCAGGCAAATACAGAATCATCCCCTTTACCTCAACAAATGAGGTAAAAGATGCAGTAAATGATGATGTTACCTCAAATATTGCAGTAAACCATGAGGTAAACCATGAGGTAAACCATGAGGTAAACCATGAGGTAAACCATTCAGCATTATATAAACTAAACAAAACTAAACAAGAAATAGCAACAACAACAGATAGTGGCGTGACCGTCCCAAACTTTGTTGAGCTTATCAATCAGGAATTTGGCAGGCTGGCTTCACCTGCGGAAATAGACAAACTTTTACCCTATGTAAATGATGACGGTATGGACCCTCTTGTAATTTGCGAGGCAATTAAAAGAGCCAGGCTTAAGGGATATACAAATGTTGCTTATGTAGATGGCATATTAAGGCGTTGGCGGGACGCTGGTGTTAAAGATTTAGCTGGTGTCTCACGCGCTGATCTTGAATTTGAAAAGCGCAAAAGGAGAGGGGAAGAGCATGAACAAGATACAAGAAAGCCTTCAGGAAATCATAGAGCGGATAGCATTGACTTCTCAAAGTTCGAATTTAGACCAGACTGAGTTGCCGCATTATGAGTGTCATATATGCCGGGATACGGGCTTTATATTGACTGAGGCAGATGGCACTTTACTTGCTACGCTTTGTAAATGTCGTGAAGTTAAAAAGTACAAACGTATTCTTCGCGAATCTGGTATTAGTGAGGCTTTTCAAAAAAAGACTTTTGATGTGTTTGATACAAAAGGGCATGAAGAATTGCAACGAGCAAAAAAAGCAGCAATGGAATACGTGAATGGATACCATGAGCGAGGAGATAGACACTATTCGATTATGTTTCTTGGTCAGCCCGGTTCAGGTAAAACCCACTTAGCTATAGCAATTGCAAATTGCCTCATGAACCAGTTTATTCCGGTGAAATATGTGATCTATTCAGAAATGGTTCGGGAACTGAAAGCAAAACAGCACTGCCCGGAAGAGTTTCAGAAAGCAATATGGCCATACCAAGAGGTTGAAGTGCTGCTAATTGATGATCTTTTCAAAAATGCGACTAGGCAGGGAAGGATACAAGAAACTGACTTAAATGTGGTTTTTGAGGTTATTAATCATCGATACATGAAGCGGCTGCCGACAATCATTAGTAGCGAGTATCATGTTAAAGAGCTTTTTAGCATTGACGAAGCACTAGCTAGTAGACTGATCGAAATGTCTAGAGGCTGGATTGTTACTATCACAGATCCCAAATTAAACCACCGTCTAAACGTGGTTTAGGGAGTGGAATACAAAAATGGAGGGGAGGGCTAAAACGTGAAAACGATTGAGCGTCTAAACCCCAATATCCTCCTCGAAACCATCGGAGTAGATAACTACCAGGTCGACTATGAGGCTTCAGTTGTCTACTTGCCTGAAGCTGAGTATTTGAAACTGGTCAGGTATTTCTCAAAACATAGTACGGCTGTCGAATTCGAAGAAGGCGGATGGCGGTGGGTGAAATCGGATGGGTGAAGTTGGAATGAGAGTTATATCGTTTACTATCCCCGGCCGCCCAGTCCCAAAAGGACGGCCACGGCTGGGGGTGCGGGGGAGGAAGGCGTATGGCAAGAAAATCTCCTAAATTTCAAGGGTCTATAATCTGTGAAGTTTGCGGTAAAGAAACACCTAGAAGGGGAGCATTCCAGAAATATTGTCCGGATTGTTCTGCGCAAAAAGACCGTGAAAGGAAATTGAAATGGGCAAAGGCGAATCCGCCAGATCCTGATGAATTGAATAAAAAAAGGGCGCAAGCAGAGGCCAGAAGGAAAAGCTTTGGGGCTGAAATCTCGACTAAAAATAAAGCTAAAATGCATTGGCCAGCAGAACAATCAGAGGCCGATGATCTAATACACTTGGTTCGTGTGTCTGTACCTTTTAGCTATGGTTTTTCAAAAAATTCTATCTGGAGTCTTGGTAACCGGGGTCATGTATATGCAAGAAAAGAGGCAAATGCGCTTAGGGAACAGTTGACATGGAAAATAAAAAACGTACAGGCCGATTGGTATGAAGGCAAAGTGTGGATAGACATATTTGTTGAAAAGCCTGATATGCGCGGCGATGCAATCAATGTTATAGACCTTGTTTGTGATGCTGTAAAGGACGCAATAGGCATTGATGACAGATGGTTTTGTATAAGAAGGCTTGATTGGGCAGTAGTAAAAAAAGATCCAAAAATCTATGTAGGGGTAGGACAAGCAATAGACCAGCACCATAGAGTATGTTCAAAATGTGGAAAACTACTTCCATTATCTGAATTTAGTAACAACAAGTCTGTAAGACTTGGAAAGTCAAGAGAATGCAAAGAATGCCAAACAATGCTAAGAAAAATTGCAAAGGAAAAAGACAAACCAAAAGGAGGTTGAATAACGTGAGTGCAATAAGCGGATTTTGTGAGAAGTGTAATAAGCTCAGGAAACGGCATTGTGACGGAAATAGAAATACCTGCATGTCTATACTATTTGACACCATCGAATCCTTGCAGCTGGAGAATGAGCAGCTCCGGGCAAAACTTGGCGATTGGAAATATGAGGTACAATGCCACATGGACGAGGTAACGGCGAGGGACAAGGAAAATGAGCAACTCCGGGCGCAGGTGGCGAGGATGAAGGAAGCGTTGGAATTATGTTCATGGTACGGGAGCGAAGGTTTGTGCATTGATGAAAAGTTAGCAAGAAAGATTATGAAAGCACTCAGACCCGACTCAGGCACAGACTACCACAACCCTACAAAAAAGAGATGATTGAAAATAATTAAATAGAGGGGGCAGGGGCATGACTGATAAAGCGCTGGAATATTGCGCACTGCGGAAAAGTGTGGATAAATGGGGAAGTAGTTAAAAAATGCATAGTGGGGAGGAAGATCGCATGACAATAAAAGAGTTAGTAGAAAAAGCGCACAAGAACGCAAGAAAACATGGATTTTGGGAGGATTGGGATAGGAGATGTAGCTCAGGATTGGCTCTTCAAGATGACTACAACAATGCAATAGCTACAAGGCTGATGCTTATAGTAAGTGAGCTCGGAGAAGCTCTTGAAGCGTTGCGACATGATGACAGAGAGAATTTTGCGGAAGAACTTGCAGATGTGGCAATAAGATTAGCTGACCTATGCGGAGGGATAGGGATAGACCTAGAATCAGAAATTGAGCAGAAGCTGGAGAAGAATCGTAAAAGAGGATATAAGCACGGAAAGGCGTTTTAGGAGGGACTGGGATGATATGTCAACGATGCCGGAAAGAAACAGTACAGGTCAGGTGGCGGAAGCGAAGAGCTAATCTTTGCACCAGCTGCGGGCGACTGACATACATGGACTACCGCACCGGGCAGCTAACAGTTGTCTGGCCCGGGCGGCGAAGGAAGGCGGTAGGATGATTACGGTTGGTGAGTATATTGCCTGGCGGCAACCCGATTTGGCGGCGATATTATTAATACGGCTGGCTACTATGTGCGTAAGAGAGCTAAAATCCCAATTGCCTTATTCAATACGCGAACTAGACAGGCTAATGCGAGAAAGGCCCATGCCTGGGCGTGGCGGACTGCTGAGAGGGGAAAAGGCAACATGAAGCTAAAACGGGCCGCATACCGGCATATAGAGGCAGAGATATATGCGTATTATGACACACTGAAAGCAATAGAAGAATTGCGAACAGATATAATCCTAACCGGCCGCCAAGAGGCATATGGAACCGTTGTTGGTGACAGGTACGCAGGCACAAGCATAGTTGAGCGCAGAGCCACAAAACTGGCGGATAGTGTTTTGCTCCGGGAGATGGAGAGGATCACCAAGGCCATCGAGGATGTATATGCCCGGGCTAAGGAGCAGGCCAGGCAAGTAGTATGGGTTAAGTATGGGCTGACTATTGACTGGCAACCTCCTGCGGAACTAGCAGCACAAATGGAGGGGAAAAATCGTTTTGACATGTCACCTGATGAGATGGCGGAGGTGCTCAATATTGACAGAGCGACGTTTCATAGATACAGGAGTGGATTTGTTTATGGTATAGCAGAGAGGTTGGGGTGGTGGTGATTAACTGCGATATCTGTGCTCACAAGAAGTGTTGCAAGATGTTTTGGGTACCCTTACTACCAGAGGAGGCAAAGCGCTTGCCTGTAGACTGGAATGGGTGGATACCTAATGCAGCTGTTTTGCCTCGAAAGGAAAACGGTGAATGTATTTTTCTTAATGCAGAGGGGAGATGTGATATATATCGAGAAAGACCTCTGGCATGTAGGGAGTATGTTTGTGCTGGGGATGCGAGAGTAGTAGATTAACTTGCGACTTTTTTGCGACGACTTTTTTGAATAAAAGATCCAAAATATATAATAGATAGGCGAAGCCGCTATGAGGTGAAAGAAACATGCCATATTTTGAGTGCTGGAGATGCGGGACGTTAGTTCAAGCGTATGTGGAAGATCCTAAAATAAGGCTTTTCTGCCCGGATTGTAAAATAGAACATCCCAAAGAATTAGAAGCTAAACGACAAGAGTATATGAAGCTTAAAATGGAGCTAATGTGGGAAAGGGCAATTAGGACTATTGAAAAGCAGCATAATGCCAAAATGTATCTTTACCTCGAGCCCGCTAAAGTCGTTAGGGAAAAAGCATTGAGCGATGTTGAAGCGTTTGACAGTGCTCACGAAATGATCGCCGCAATAGAATTGTTAAGAGTGCCGACAAAAGTAAAAATTCATCCAACGGTGGGAAAACATAAACCAGATTTTATGTTGCCAAACGAGAAAGTGATATTAGAGATTGATGGATATATGCACAAACATCATAAAAAAGAGGATTACCAAAGGGACATCGAAATAAGACAGGAACTTGGAGCGGAATGGGAAGTGGTCAGAATTCCAACACAATATCTTGAACAAAATTCAGGAGCATTGTATACAGCTATCAAAGAATTAAAGCGATATCAGCAAAAACTTCGTAGGCAAAATAATGGGTTATTGCCGCCGAATTATTCTGGAAGAGAGGCAGTAGCTTGGAAAAAAGTAATGCAGATGTTTGGAGCCTAATAAACTAAGAAGCCGTCCGGCAGAGCACCGGGCGGTTTTTATTATGCGAGAGTGAAATGCTATGGCCCGATTTCCGCAGGTGTATCGCACAACTGAATGGGAAAGAGTACGGCAATATGTGATTCAACGTGCACATGGACTATGCGAGGAGTGCCTTCGGCAAGGGCGCATCGAAGCCGGCGTTGACGTAGACCATATTGTGCCACTGAATGATGAAAATTGGCAAGATTGGAACATTGCATATAACCCGGACAATTTGCAGTTGTTGTGCCGGCAATGCCACGCGGAAAAGCACAGGCATGACTCAGGCTTGAGCCGCTTCGTCGAGCCTGTCCCGGCGGGTGGTGGCGGGTTAGCATAGCCCCCCCTGTCTTGGCGGCGGCTGCCGGCGGCTGGGTACCGAGCTGCGGGCCTTTCTTTTTACTCGCGGGTCGCACATGTACGACCCGGGAGTCCATAGAAAGGGGTGATTTTGTGGCGAGAAAGCAGAAGATGTCCAGACAAGAACGGATTTCAGCCGAGGAGCAGCGATTGAAAGAGATTTTGGCCAACATGCCGGAAGATATGCTGCGATTAGTTGAGGGTCTGGTCCAAAGAGCGGCGTTTCTCCGGGTAGAACTCGAGGATTTGGAAGTTGATCTCAATGAAAACGGTTCCACTGAAGTGTATGAGGCCAAAGGACAGCCACCCATCACACGGATTCGCGCTGCGGCCCAGCATTATGACCGCATGGCCCGGCAGTATCTAGCAACATGTAAACAACTAGCTGAATTGGCTAGCTCAATGGGTGCGGTCAAAGGAGAGAGAAAAGGTGACAGCAGCGAAAATCCGTTCGAGAAGCTTGTCCAAGGCCGCATCCAACGGGTCAAGTAGGGCCAAGTTCAAGCTGCCGCAATATATTCAAGAATGGCATGACTATGTAGACCAGCACCCGGAGCGCTTTTGTGAAGACATCAAAAAACTAAAAAAGTTGATTGAAGAGCTGCTGGCCCGGGACGATATTTTCTATGACCCATCAGATGTCGAAGCCTTCATCCAGTTCTGCAGTATGCTCCGGCATCGTGAGGGTCGCTGGGCCGGACAGCCGTTAGGGCTGTCCATGGAGCAAAAATATATCGTCGCTTGCGTGCTGGGCATCAAATGGCACGACCCGGAGCTAGACATGGACGTTCGCTACTTCCGCGAAATGGTATTGTTTGTTGCCCGAAAGTGGGGCAAATCAACATTTATCAGCGCACTAGCGGCCTATATGCTGATGCTAGATGGTGAACCGGCGGCTCAAGTTTGGTGCCTTGCCACCCAGAAGACACAGGCGGCTATCGTCTACGAAAACACCAAGGCACTGCTGCAGTCCAGCCCATATATTACACCGCCCGATGAGCCGCACAAGTATTGGAGGACTAAGCGGGACCGGGACAATGCTGAAATGCTCCTGTTTCCGGCAACTAATAGCTTTATGAAGCCGGGTGGCAAAAACAGCCAGAACCAAGACGGCCTGAACCCGCATTGCTATGTCATTGATGAATGTCATGCAATTACAGACCGCAATACCTATGATGTGTTTACTTCCGCCACGGGCGCTAGGACGCAGCCGCTGGGTATCATAATCAGCACGTTTGGTTTTGTGCGAGAGGGTATATTTGATTCTATCTTAGAACGGTGCGAAAAGCGGCTGAACGGTGGGAGCGATGAGCGGCTGTTCCCGATGATTTTCAGGATTGACAAGGATGATGACCCAACGGACGAGCGGTGCTGGATAAAAGCTAACCCGGGCATACCGGAAGGCCGGCCGACAATGCGGTATTTGCGGGAGGAATACAAGAAAACCATCGAAGACCCGTCGATGTGGCCATCTTTTCTGGCCAAGCATCTAAATCGAGCGGCAAACACATCAGTAGCATACTTTGACCTGCCCACGATTGACCAATGCGCCGCAGACATGTCGCTGGACATGTTGCGTGACAAATATGCGGTTGGCGGTGTTGACTTGGCCGAGACGACGGACCTATGCTGCGCCACGGCGCTGGTGCCATTCAACGGTAAGTTGCATGTGTTTCAGCGTTACTTTATCGCCCGGAACCGTTTGGAGCAAAACAGTAAGCGTGACCAGATGGCCTATGAGACATTTACCAGGACCGGTGCCACGGATCCGTTGAACGACAGGTTGCTTTACATCTGCGAGGGCAGCTTGGTCAGTCGCAAGGACGTGGCGGCATGGTTCGAGATGCTGGCTCGGGAGTATGGCGTTGTCTTCTGGAAGATAGGCGCCGACCGTTGGCACTTCGGCGATTTTGCCGAGGAAATGGAGATGCGAGGCTTCCCGCGGGAGGATAAGGATGGTCGCGGAGTTGTGTTCGAGGTGGCGCAGGGGCCGCAAACACTCTCTGGCCCTATGAAGGAAACCCGAGCCATGTTCAAGGATCAACTGGTCGTGTTCAGTCGGCACAACGGATTGTTCCGCTGGTGTGTCACGAACACGGCCGCCAGGGTGGACGCTAACAATAACGTGGCCCCGGACAAGAAATCCAGCAAAGCGCGGATCGACGGATACACGTCGTTCCTGAATGCCTATGTAGCATATCTTCGATGCAAAGACGACTTTGCAATGTATCAACCATAGACCGTCAAGTAAGGTGGTTTTCTTTTTACTGAGAGAGGTGGTGAGTATGTGAGCTGGATCAATCGCATTATTAATAGGCCACGAGCCGAGACGGTGATGCGTGTGAAACTCATCACCGAACATGGCGGTTGGTATCGAACATGGGATGGTAATTTGTACCGGAGTGACATTGTCCGGGCGGCGATCCGGCCAAAGGCGAAAGCGATTGGTACGCTGGCCGCCATGCACATCCGGGAGACGGCTGAAGGAATGCAGATCAACCCAGAGCCGTACCTTCGGCTGCTGCTCGAGGAGCCGAATCCGTACAGCGGCGGGCAAGTTTTTCGGGAGCGGCTGGCAACGCTGCTACAGCTCAACAACAACGCTTTCGTCCAAATTGTCCGGGATGAAGATGGCTTACCGGTGCAACTATACATCATTCCTGCGGCGACAGCCGAGGCGGTGGTCAGGCAGGACGGACTGCTTTGGATGAGGTTTCAACTGACGGATGGCAAGATGCTGGAGTTGCCGTATTCGGACGTGATTCATATTCGCGACGAGTACGCAGAGAACGATATCTTTGGGGCTCCCAAGGCCGAGGCACTGAAATCGCTGCTTGAAATTATCAACGCATCGGACCAGAGCATCGTGCAGGCCGTGAAACGCTCGGCATTCATCCGGTGGATGCTGAAATTCAAGCAGCCATTGAAACCGGATGATATGCGACGTAACGTCCAAGAATTCTCTGACCAGTACTTGAGCTTGGAGAACGAAACGGGCATCATGCCGCAGGATGGACGGTTCGAGATCGAGCCGCTGAGGGATACGGGGCAGCAGTTCGTACCATCTTCGCCGCTGCAGAAACAGGCCGTGGATCGGATTTATTCGTTTTTCCGCGTTAACGAGGCCATTGTCAAGGCCGACTACGACGAAGATGAATGGTTGGCCTATTTTGAGGCCGAGATCGCCCCACTGGCTCAACAGATGAGCGAGGAGTTTAGCAGAAAACTGTTCACCCGCCGCGAGCGTGGCTTTGGCAATCGCATCGTGTTCGACGCCACCAGCCTAACGTTTGCATCGATGCAGACGAAGCTCGGGCTCGTGCAGATGGTTGACCGCGGAGCGCTCACGCCGAACGAATGGCGGCGCATCCTCAACCTGCCGCCGATTCAGGGTGGCGATCAGCCCATCCGCCGGCTGGATACTGATGTGGTGACCGATACTGCCCCCGTTGAAGGAGGTGAGGAATAAGGATGCGATTTTGGCAATTCTATGCTAGGTCCGATGATGAAGTAGAACTCCGTATTGACGGCGAAATTGTAGACGATGACGATGCATGGCTGTATGAATGGCTGGGCTATCAGCATACGGCCCCGAACGCATTCCGACAGGAGCTGGCCAAGTACAAAGGCAAAAATCTCACTGTTTGGATTGACAGTATCGGCGGTGCTGTCTGGGCAGCAGCGGGAATCTACAATGCGCTTATGGAGCACAAAGGAAAGGTCACTGTGAAGATTGATGGCAAGGCTCTATCTGCAGCGTCTATCATTACCATGGCCGGCGACGAAGTGCTCATGTCCCCGGCGGCTGTGATGATGATACACAACCCGTGGGTTCATGCTGCAGGTGACGCGGCCGAGCTCCGGCACGTGGCGGGGGTCTTGGACGAGATTAAAGAGGCCATCATCAATGCCTACGAGATCAAGACGGGCCTGTCGCGGAGTGAAATTTCGAGACTGATGGATGAAGAAACATGGATGAGTGCCAAGAAAGCCGTCGAGTTGGGATTTGCCGACGGCATCTTGTATGCCAATGACGCCGAGGAGCCGGTGGCTGCCAGGGCAGCGCCGGCGTATGCATTCAGCCGATTGGCAGTTCAAATGAAAGCCGATGCAGCGATGCGTCGACTTTTTGATTTGGTCCAGAAACAACAGGTTAAAAACAGTAATAATCTCAAACTTCAATTAGAACTTTTAAAACTTGAGGAGGTATGTGAAGATGAATCGTAAGGAGTATATTGAAAAAAGAAAAGCTCTGGTAGCAGAGGCTGAAGCCTATGCTGCCGAGGGGAATGTGGAGAAGTTTAATGAAGTGAAAGCCCAAATCGAAAATCTGGACAACGAATACCAGAAGGCCATTATTGCCCGAGCCAACGCGCGGGCGCTGCAGGACCAGCTGGCCGACCTGCGGGCCGGGATGGTGCCCGGGGCGGCCGATGGCCAAGGCCAGGTGATTGACCGCATAGCTGATCAACCGCAGCGCATCATCACCCGCTGGGGCTTTGCGGCATCTGCAGATCGCGGCCGCGAGCTGAAGGCCATGAATGCCGTGAAACTCACGACTGAGGGCGTGTTGGTACCGACCAGGTTTGGAACAGACCTAATGCCTGCGTGGAACGAAGTTTCCAGCATTATAGACTTAGTTCGCATCTTCCCGCGGATCGGAGGCGAAGCGTTCGAGCGGTCGTATGTCCGCGGCTACGGCGAGGGCCAAGAAGTTGCGGACGATGCCGATTACTACGAATCCGACACTGAATTTGGAGTTGTGCGGATCAGCAAGTCCAAAATCACGGTCTACACGGAAGAAGACGAAGGTGTCCTGAAACTGCCGGATATCGACTATGACGCTGAAGTGGTCAATGGCGTGCGGATCGCACTGCGCAAGCGTATTGCGCGGCAGATTCTCATCGGTCCCGGTACGGCAGACCGAATCACAGGCATCTTCGCCAGCAACTATTCAAGTTCGAATCCCAAGGCCGGTGCCATCGACCCGTCGACTGACCTGCAATTAGCGACCATCGACGAGGGCACGCTGGACGAGATTATTTTCAGCTACGGCGGCGAAGAAGACGTCGAAAGCGGCGCAGTGCTCATTTTGAACAAGGCTGACCTGAAGGCGTTCGCGAAGCTTCGCGACGGCAATGGCAACAGGATCCACACCATCAGCTACAACGGCAACACCGGACTGATCGATGGCATTCCGTTCATCATCAACTCGGCCTGCGGCGTGTTGACCAGTGCCGGTACTGCGCCCGACACTTACTGCATGGCCTACGGACACCTGAGCAACTACGGTTTGGCGATCTTCAGCGAGATCGATATCCAGCGGAGCACCGATTACAAGTTCCGCAGCGGCCAGGTGGCGCATAGGGGTAGCGTGTACGTGGGCGGCAACGTCATCAAGTGGAACGGCTTTGTCCGCGTGAAGAAGGCCGCATCCTAATGGGCGTGATGCATAATGATGTACCGAGCGAGGCAGTCCTTTGTGGATCCATTTACGGGCCGCACCTATTTGCGCGGGAAGCCTTATAATGGAGAGCATGGTGACTATCTTGAGCGACATGGGCTCATAGAACGGATAAACATGGCCTCAGCGGAGCAATCTGCTGAGGCTGAACTATCTAAAAAGAAGCCCAAGCGCCAGAAAGCGAGGCGGTAGCCGTGGCGCTGCTGGAAGATGTTAAACTGGCGCTGCGGATTGACGACAGCGCTTTCGATTTGGAAATACAAGATTTAATTGATGCAGCTAAAGCGGATTTGCAGCTCTCAGGGGTGTCTGAGACAAAAGTAAATGATAGCACAGATCCCCTGATTAAACGGGCTATTATCATCTACTGTCGGGCTCATTTTGATTATGATGATAGAGTTGCTGAAAGGCTTCTACAGTCATATGTGATGTTGAAAACGCATTTGACGCTCACAGAGGAATACAGTACAGAGGAGATTGGCACATGAACCTTCGCCACCGCATTGAAATAGGCCGATATGAGAAGGGCGAAAACGAATGGGGCGATCCAACTTCACAAAAATGGGAGCAGGTTGCTGTCGTGTGGGCCTCTGTTGAAGGCTTACGGGGTAATCAATACTTCCAAGCGCAGCAAACAGTGAACCAGTCAGACCATCGCATTATTATCCGGTACCGGAAAGATATAAAGCAGGGTTTAATAATCAAGCACGATGGCCAGGAATTCATCATCCAATCTGTGCTTGACGAAGACGGCAAGCGGCGCTGGCTGACGCTGGTTTGTCAGGAGGTTCGGCAGGCATGAGTCAAAAGCCAGTAACTAGCAGTGAGCTTGGCTGTAAACTGTGTAAAACATTTAATCTGGAACCGAGTCTAATATCCAGCTACGTCACAGAAAGCGAGTCGAGAGAGATTCAAGAGATTGTTGAAAACCATAAGTTGGTGGCAAAACAATGAAGGTGCGTGTGAAAGTTGAAGGCGGTGATAAACTTGCCCGGCGGCTACAGATGTTGGCTGAAGAAACAGCACGAAAGCATATGAGGGAAGCTGCCCTTGAGGGAGCCGAAGTAATACGTGCTGAAGCTGTGGAAAAGGCACCGAGGCGAACCGGAACGCTTGCCGAGGACATCCAAAAAGAAATTAAAAAGCAGACCAAAAGCCGGGTTGAAATCCATGTCGGCCCCGGGAAAAAGGGCTGGTACGGTCGGCTGGTCGAGGAAGGGCATGCTATTGTGGTTGGTGGTAGGCGTAAAGCAAAAAAGAAGCCTGGCAGGGTTGTTGGCCACGCACCACCTTATCCGTTTTTGCGGCCCGCATTTGATGAAAAAGCTGGTGAGGCGCAGGATAAAATAGTGGAAGAACTGCGAAGGAGGCTGAAGCTATGAGTGTGGAGCCTAGACAAGCATTACTTGCACACCTCCGGGCAGATCCAGCGGTACAGGAAGCGGTAGGAACAAGAGTATATCAGCGGCGGGTGCCAGAAGGCGCAGAGAAGCCGCTGATTGTTATTTATCCGACCATAAGTCGAGTGCCAAACCGTATCTTGTCGGGCGTGGCCTACCACCAGGCAAGGCTGCAGGTGACTTGTATGGCTGACACTCAGCCGGAAGCAGAAAAAGCAGTTAATGCGGTTATAAAATCGGTTGACGGATTTACCGGTATGATGGCTGGCGTGTTGCCGGTGATACTAGCAAAAGTTGACAATGACAGACAGACGGATCAGGACGGGGTGGATGAAATCCACCACCATGTAGATATGATGATTATGTATAAGGAGGAATGAATATGAGCGAAACAACTGGTTTAAAAACAAAGTTTTATCGGGAGGAAACTGAGGGAACTTTTGAGGAGATTGCTCAGATAGCAAATGTCAGCCCACCTCAGCCGGAACGAGAACAGGTTGAGGTTGAGGAACTTGATCCGCCTGGAGAAGTTAAAAAGAAACTTGCTGGCCTGATTGACGCTGGGGAAGCAACCTTAACTTTAAACTTTGATCCAGAAAATCAGGGTCATCTTGATCTAGAACAAGATTTTCGCGACGCGGCAGAGAGACAATATCGCATAAAACTGCCAAACGGCTATGGTTGGACATTTAAAGCTATTTGCACAGGTTATAAACCGCAGGAGATCAGCGCTGGGGATGTAGTGCAGGTTGAAGTTACTTTGATGCTAACCAGAGTTTATGAGTCTGGCATAATTGATTAAGGAGGGAAAGCATGGCACTGTTAACACGTGATCAGATATTAAAGGCTCAGGACCTACCCACAGAAGATGTTCCTGTCCCGGAATGGGGCGGAACCGTGAGGGTCCGTGCTCTAACTGGCGCTGAACGAGATGCCTTCGAGCAGTCTATTGTGGAACAAAGAGGTAGATCTACACGAATGAACCTGCAAAATTTGCGAGCTAAACTGGTTGCCCTCACTGTTGTAGACGAAGAGGGCAATCGCATTTTTAGCGATTCGGATGCAAAACTATTGGGCAAAAAGTCAGCGCTTGCCCTTAACCGTGTTTTTGAGGTTGCGCAAAAACTGTCTGGTCTTACTTCAGAGGATGTTGAGGAACTAACAAAAAACTCCGAGAGCGACCAGAGCGAAGATTCTACTTTAGACTAGCTCTGGCACTTGGAATGACGGTGAGAGAGCTCCTAGCAAAGATAGATAGCCGGGAGCTCTCTGAATGGATGGCATATTTTCGTTTGGAACCCTGGGGTTGCGAAGTTGAGGACTGGCGAGCAGGGATGATAGCCAGCACAATAGCCAATGCTAATCGTGATACTAAGAAACGGAGTAAACCGTTTACCCCAGAGGATTTTATGCCACAACGAATTGAGCTGCAAAAAGAAGAACAGAGTTGGGAAGAACAGGCGCAAATATTCGAAATGTGGTTCAGATTAGCGGGAAAGAAGGATAGTTAATCCCAAACTATCTAACTTTCCCGCTGAAACATATTAATTGTGCTGTCTTTCAATCAAAATTTCTGTGTTTAACTGCTTGGCAAAAGACGATCCTTCTTGCAAACCTTCAGCAATGAGTTCTTGTCCTTGGGCGAGGGCATCTTCATTGCCGTTTTTTGCCCATTGTTCAAGATAAGTGAGGCCTTTGTTTATTTTTTCAAGAGATGCTAAGTATTCTTGATGCAAATCTTTGAGGTGTCCAGGCGGAGTGATATCCCTGGCCTTGCTGAGATGCATGCGGAGTACAGCAGTATTAGTTTCAATGGCCGCTGTTTTAAGCGAACTGTCCATATCTGATGCTATATCTTTATCTATTAGCTTTAGTTGTGCGCTGATAGACATAGCGTGATCTGATATATCTTCAGCGTATTTTTCTATTTCTGTGTATTGTTTATTTGAGGTTTCTTCTGCTAATGATTGCGATGAGCAACCGGCAATAAGAATCAGTGATAAACATAGACAAATAGCTATGAATCTATGCACTTTTAACACCTCCTTTTAGTTAATTAGTGTAATTATATCTCATTTTTCTTGTTTTATGAAAAAGGCGGTGAAGAGAATTGGCAACAGTAGGAAGTCTTGCAGTCGTTCTGACAGCCAGCGCAACAGATTTTGAAAGAACATTAGGGCGTGCAGCGAGAGCTGTTAAATCAACTGAAAAAGAATTCATGCGGTCTGCCCGAAATATGGAGAGAATCGGACAGGCCTGGACTATGGGCGTCACTGCACCTATTCTTGCCGGACTGTCTTATGTCAGTAAAGCAGCTATAGATTGGGAAGATGCTTTTGCTGGTGTGCGCAAGACAGTAGACGCTACAGAAGAACAATTCACCGCTCTTGATATATCATTACGCAAAATGACTGAAAGAATCCCCTTGACTCACCGCGAAATTGCACAAATTGCTGAGAGTGCTGGACAACTGGGTATTCAGGTTGGGAACATTGAAAGTTTTACAGAAACAATGGCAATGATGGGCACTGCGACGACTATGGCTAGCGAAGATGCGGCTATAGCATTGGCTCAAATGGATAACATCATGCATAGCGGACAAAAAGTATTCGATCGTTACGGTGCGACTGTGGTACATCTAGGCAATAATCTAGCTACGTATGAAAACATCATTCTCGATTTTGGTTTAAGAATAGCCGGTGCCGGTAAAATTGCAGGACTTACTGAACCTCAGGTGTTGGCTATCGCTGGTGCTTTTGCATCAGTGGGTATTGAGGCTGAGGCAGGTGGAACTGCTGTAAGTAAGGTTTTGCAATCAATAACCGAGTCCGTAGCGACAGGAAACGAAAAACTTGCAGTATTTGCGGCAACGGCAGGTATGTCTGCGGCTGAATTTGCTACCGCTTGGCAGGAGGATGCGGGAGCAGCTTTTGCAAGGTTTGTTGAAGGGCTTGGGGCAAGCGGCAACCAAGCCTTTGCTATTTTGCGGGAACTCGGCTTGACAGACCAAAGATTGCTTCGTGCATTTCTTTCTGTAGCTGATGCTCAAACCACTTTAACATCAGTAATGGACATGGCTAATAAAGCATGGGAAGAAAATACAGCCCTGGTAGATGAGGCTAATAAGCGATATAGGACTGGCAGAAGCAGATTGATAATATTGGGAAACAAAATAAGGAACGCAGCTATTAATTTGGGTATAGCTTTTGCACCTATGCTGGAAGCAGTTATGGATCGGGCAACGAAGTTAATTGAGGTGTTGCAAAAATTAGGTGAAGCTTTTGCGAACTTGCCTGCACCAGTCAGAACAGCAACAGGCACCTTGCTGTTGATATTAGCTGCAATAGGCCCTGCTTATCTGGCTTTTGCAATGCTGAACAAAATAATTGCTATCTCTTTAGGATTTATTGCGAGTATGCAGGCGTTTGTTGGAAATATAGCCTTTGCTTTTGCCTCCTGGAGATTAGGAGCAGCAACGCTAGGTGAATCTCTCGTTTATCTTGCGGGTGGACCTATAAAGGCAGTAATACTGGGTATCGGCGCAGCTATCGCGGTAGCCGTGCTTTTAATTTTAAATTGGGATAAATTGCGCGCCTTTGCAGTGGCGGCATGGAACGCTATTAGCGCAGCAGTGTTATATGGCGCATCTCTTGTTGTTCGGGGTATTGGACTGATTATTACAGCTATTGGATATATTATCCCGGCAGTGCGTGGTGCTGGACAGGCCCTAATTGGTCTTGCGGATAGCCTGAAAGCATCTGCGGGGCGGGCAATTTCATCTGCAAAATCGGCAGCAAAATCAACTGTAAATATTACAAAATCTGCAGAAAATGCAGCAAAAACTGCATCACAAGCAGCAGATTCTCAAAATGCCATAGCTGATGCTGGAAAAGATGCTGCAAAAAATCAAGATAAACTAGCAAAAGGTCTTGGCAAAGCCGGTAAGGCAGCAAACGCTAATATACAAAGTTTTGATGAGGTTCACCAGCTCCAAGAAAGCATAGGAGATGCAGCTCCTTCTGCTCCCACGCTAGATGCGATAACAATACCTGAGATAGACATCCCGGAGATATCTGACGTCGGCATCGGCGGTATAGGCGATATAGCAGCAGGGGTTGGCGATCAACTTGCTAAGGTGGGGGAGAAAGCCGCATCCGTATGGAACAAATTGAAACAAGCAATGGAGCCTGTTAATAAGGCGGTGCAGTGGATAAAAGCCAACTGGCCGACAATTGGCCCTATTATTGAGGGCATTGCAAGCCTAATTATGTTATTTTTGGTGCCAGCGCTGATAAAAAGCGGCGTTGAAGCGATGATCGCTGCCGGTAAGCATGTAGTTGCCTGGGCGTTAAAGGGTTGGGCTGCAGTTGTAAACGGGGCAAAAATCGTCGGGCAACTGATGCTCGTAATAGCTAGATGGGCATGGGCTGGAGTTCAAGCAATGGTGCATGCTGCCAAGATAGTGCTTGCCTGGGCATTGCAAGGTTGGGCAGCTGTTGCAAATGGAATTAAAATTGTTGGTCAATTAGTGTTGATTGTTGCCAGGTGGGCCTGGGCGGGCATACAGGCAATGATCAACGCCGGGAAAATTGTACTCGCCTGGGTATTGCAAGGTGCGGCGGCAGTAGCTCAGGGAGCTGTTATGATCGGACAACTCGTTCTTATCGCAGCCCGATGGGCTTGGGCAGCAGCTCAATCGCTAATTCATGCAGCGAGAATGGCAGCTGCATGGGTTATTGCAATGGGCCCTGTCGCTTGGGTAATTGCAATAGTAATCGCTTTAGCAGTGCTGATAATCGCTAAATGGGATTGGATAAAAGAAAAGACCGCTTATATATGGAATATAGTCTCAACGTGGATATCCAATACATGGGACTCTATAAAAAATAAAGCTACAAATATTTTTAATAAAGTCCGAGATACCATTGCGAATGCATTTAATAATGTTAAAACAAAAATTACAAATATATGGAACAGTATATATACCTGGGTCACAAGTAAATGGACAAATATAAATAATACAGCAGTAAACACCTTTAACAGAATTAAAAACAGCATCATAGATGCATTTAATAATGTCAAAACAAGAGTGTCTACTATTTGGAATAACATCTGGAGCTCTATAAGGAATTTTATAAACAAAATAATTAGCGGCATGAACACAATGATACGAGGCATGAACAAGCTTAAATGGAATGCTCCAAGTTGGGTTCCTGTAATTGGCGGTAAAAGTTGGGGAATCAGTATCCCAACAATACCCTATCTTGCTACAGGAACAAACTATGTTCCTCAAGATATGGTTGCATACCTGCATGAAGGAGAGGCCGTTGTACCAAAGAAATTTAATCCGGCTGTCGCTGGCAATGAAGTGGATGCAGATGCCATAGCTCAGGCTGTTTACCGTGCAATTATGGACGCATTCCGCATTATCCGGGCATCAAGTCCAAAATCAGATAGTGAGGATATTGTACTAAAACTTGATAGCAAAGAGCTGGCGAGATTAATGCTTCCGGCTCTAACGCAAGAGGCTCAACGGCGGGGATACAACCTCGTTTTACGGGGGGTGTAATGGATGCCAGGGAAACAGTTATGGATTGCTGGTCTAGAACTGCCGAGGCCTGCTGATTACAAATTAGGGCGTTATGACATAAGTAAAGCTGAAAGAAATGCACGTGGGAAAATGATAATAGATATCATAGCAACAAAAACAAGGATTGACAGCGTATGGAAAATGCTACCTGATGATAAGTTTGAATGGATGCTTGATCTTATCAATCAGTATAAGCCTTCGATCCCCTTGACGTATGTGGATGCAGGGAAACTCAGCACTATGATTTGTTATAACGGTGATATTGAGGCTACTCTTTGGCACACAATCAATGGTGTCAGATATTGGGAACAAGTATCAATTCCTTTCATCGAAAGGTGATCAATCATGTATCCTGTCAGTCAGGAATTTCAGGAAAAGATACTAGCACCGGAGCGTCGTGTGCTGGGTAAGGTAGAAATCGAATACATGAAGAAAACTGAAGAGTTTGCCTATAATGATCCTTGCCTTACTTACACCGGAAACTGGGCCTTTGAGCAGGAAGAAGGAGGGGAAGGTACCTGGGGGCTTCCTGTCTACTATGCTACCGAAGAGGGGGCGGCAGTTGAATTCACATTTTACGGTACCAGGGTAGCTCTTAAAACCCTTACCTGGATGCAGAATCGTGGCATTGCGTACTGCTACATAGACGGGGTGCAGGTAAAAGAGATTGATTTAGGTATAGGAGGAAACTTATTTAAACAGACTTTATACCTGAATGACGGCAAACTTGAACGTGGAGAACATACAGTGAAGATAGTCTGCGCTGGGGAATCAGGGGAGTTTAGCGTAGGTACCAGGATTGATATTGCGGGGTTTATTATTGAGGATGACATCACAGAAACCTATGAGGGCGATGACCTTTTTTATATCCATCTCCTGGAAGAACGTGAGAATATCGACTCTGGCAGTATTCCTGTTGGCAACATATCTTCAAACGAGATAGACATAAGGCTGGATAATTCTGATCGGAAGTTCACTCCGGGGAATATAAATTCTCCGCTACACGGCCTTTTGAAAAAGAACCTTAAAGTACGTGCTTGGCTGGGGGTGGAACGAGACAGCGGGGACAAGGAGTGGGTCCCGCTGGGGGTGTTCTACACAATCGACTGGAGCGCTCCTGAAGGTGAGCTATACTGCCATGTCACAGCACGTGACAGACTAGATCAACTCAGGGAAACCGACTATACCTCTTCAAAGGCTATCGTGGCCGCTTCTGCTCTTCCTGCGCCGGTGTTTACGCGGGCAAGTACAGCGTACAAAGAAGACGGGACGCAAGTAGCAGCGAATGTGCCGAGGTTCACCCCTCAATCCGAAAACATGTTCGACGGGGTCGTGGATAGTGGGGTGCAAAAACTCACTGAGATAATAGACAGCAAGGAAACTACTGTCTATAAACTGGATGCTTCAACGACTTCAGGGATTATGAGTCTCAATTATTACGGCCTATATTCTGTGCGTCCTGGGATGGAATATAGGGCACGGTTTAAAGCAAAATGGAACAAACGGCTCACGTTTGAGATTTGGGTCATGAGTCACACTCATGACTTAATAGAAATTGTCCCCGTTACTTGGGTGAAGAATCCAGAACCAGATATAAGTAAATATCAAGATTATGAGTGGACTGTCACTATGCCCGATAGTGACGATGAGCAATACAGAGCTAGGTACAGCTATTTATTCAGGTGGTATTATCCGGCTGAAGACAACGATGGAATAGCATACCTAGCGGATATCAGGTTGAATGCTCCTGGGGGAATACTGATTGAAGGGGAGACGACAAACCTTCTCACTGCTGAAAGTGCTTCTTTTGAAGGGGGCACTAGAGGGGATTGGACCAGTAATGGGGCTACTTTATCTATAGTAAGCAATGGCTGGCACGGTGATAGAGGGCTCAGAGTAGCGGCCACAACAACTACGGGCAGAGCGCAGATAAATATAACCTCAAAGGTAGCTGTAGGGGATACAATATCCCTGACTGCTTGGGCTAGATTGGAAAGCGGGAGCCCCAGAACTGTTTCAATGGCTATAACAGTTGGCGGAGTAAGCGCCCAGGCAGTATCC